TAACTCTTTGGCTGCTTGAGATTCTTTACGTATTGTTTCAATTGTTTTTCCATTCTCTTTCACCAATTTGTCTAGCTGATCTAACATTTCTTGTTTATTGCCTAATGAACTAAGAATTCGATTGTAAATCTTCCTTAATTCTTCGTTCGGATCAACAATCTCTCGATAATTCCCATACACATATTTATCTTGCGTAGGATTCTTATATGATTCATCTCCAGCAATTGCTCTCGCCTCTAAATAAAGCTTGGGTGTAAACCCTGTATCTTTAATCCGGATTGTGTCGCCTTCATTAATCAATTCATGCGCTAAACCAAATACCCGTCCTATTGATGCCGCTTCTACTTCATAGGAAACAGATGCGTATCTACGTTTCTTCATTTCTATTTCCATTAAAGTTTTTAGGCGTTCGGGAGACATGTTTTGCTCTTCTGTTTCTGGACTATAAAATCCAAATTTATGTTGACCCTTTTCATTCCAACGTTGAAAAGCATCAGAGTCTGTAATATACGGAAGTCCATTATTAATCTTCTCTATCGTAATTACGTTATCGCCTTCACCCTTCACAAACCCAATTAAGGCTGTACAGATATTTTGTGAGTTCTCAATTCTTTTAATTCCGATTAAGTCTTTGCCTAATTCAATCGTTTTCCCTGTATCTTGTCCACGTTTTTTCATCATATCAACATAACGTTCGATACGATTGCCCACAACCTCAATTCGATATTGAATTTCTAATTCAAATAAAGAAGCAATCTTTTTTAGAAAGCTCAATGGATCAATAAATTCGTCAATGGTCATGGAACGGAAACTTTCATAAGGAATATTCCCTTTTTTCCACTTTGTCCCTAAAAGAGCTATATCTACATACTCAGCTACTGTTTTTCCTTCAAACTTTTGCGGGTCAATATAATTCGCTTTTCCAAGTAAAATCCATTCACCAGATGCATAGGTTGTAAGTGATCTATTAGTAGAGTCTTTTTCTGTTTCAGTGATTGTATAAGGAACAATACGACCATCACGCACTTCTTTTAATACTAAATTTTGCTGCGTAAGAGTTGCGGCTTCTTTTGTACCGTCAAAAACAGTGAAATCTAGCTTATCAACATTGTTTTTAATTTCCCAATGTCGGTTATCATTCCAATAATCTTTTGGTTGAATAGCTCCTATGATTTGATCTGTTTGTGAATCAACAACATGTAATATTCCACTTGGTGTTCTCATCTAAATCTCTCCCTAAACGAAACAGTTGCTTTTACATCTGGTGGCATAATATCAATTCGATTTTCACCACGTATCACTTTAGGGAAATCACTTAACAGGTCTTTTAAGTTAATTGCATCTTTCCCATTGATTGTGACAAGACTTCTTTCTGTATCAATAATAACTTTATCGCCCACATCGACTATAAATGGTTTCGTATTAGATGGTACTTTGTTGAGTTTCCAAATTTTCAAATCATCTATTTGCATGGTATAAACAGGTGTATTCCTATCCCATCGACAAATCGCAAGCATGACCTGGGCAACTTTTCGATTCGTCATCGGATTTTGATTATTACCTGCACCCGTATCAACCCAACGTTCAACTAATGAAGCATCATCTATTTCCGTACCATCTCTGAAACGAGCTACATAAACAGACCATTCACTCCCTCGTCTTGCAATACGCAATTTTCCATTAAAATTATTAAATGTATTAGGATGTGCTCCACTTGTATCAACTAATGTACGAGAGCTATTAGGTGTCCCTTGATTCCCAATTCGCATATGCGCTTTCGTAATTTCAGCATCCCAATACAAATCATTCATATTAATACGAGTAACAACATTACTAGACTCATCCAAAAGAAGAACTTCCACACGTCCCATTTGATCTATATTTTTAGACTGTAAATGTACCCGTGCTTCTAACTCAAAATCCTGTAAAGGTCCTCCTGGAATGCTTTTCTTTGAAATACCTCCATGAAATCCCTTTGTCCCTTCCTCACCGTAATAGGGACAATACAAAGCTGTTCCGTCTTTTACTTTTAGTTCTCCTGTCCCTTGCATTTCCTCTACAAATCCCTTAACAGGAGTCCATCCTATAGTAGTAGACATATCATCCCACAGTACACGTTCTCGTTCTTGTATAGTTGCTTCTTGTACGGTTAATGGATAACCAAGTCGAAAGTAATTTCTTTCATGTGGATATGGACCAAACCATACATCTAAAAAAGTACTTGGTTTCGTTACATCTAGTTCGATTAATACTGGAGCTTCCACACTGCCCTTATTTATAAAATTAGAAGTAATCTCTGTAGACCAATTTTGTACAAATGGATGAGTTTGTACTTTCCCTAATTTATAAGGCATAGGACAAATAAACTTCAAAGTACCTTTACCCAGGGTAACAAAATCCTCCGGATCAAACTCTTCATCAATAACAGCCATATATGTTCGATCAGGAGTTACATCAAAGACTAACTCAACAACTTTTTCTGTAATTAACCAATCCGCTATTTCTTCCTTTAATGTTTCTAAATTTGCCCCATCCGGAACTATAATTCCAACCGGAACAGGTAAAACACGCATTTCGGTCTCTGTACTTAATAGCCTTGCACCCGGATAACCTGGGACACTTAAAAAATTCCTTTTTAACGGTGACCATGCTGGTCTTTTCCATCCCTTTTCTATCTGAATAAAATCTTTACGTATATTGTTAAATGTAAAAGAACTCACGTTGACACCTCATTTCGTTTAAAAATAAAAGAGACTCAAACTTAAAAGTCTGAATCTCTCTGCGCTTCTCTTTCTTGATACTCGGTTGTATATCGATAAGTACCGCGTGCCACGTCTCTTCCTTCCAAATTAACAGGCACTTCAACAATTAAATCTCCACCAAGCATTGGAATGACTCCACCGCCAGATGATCCTGACGAATAATTAAATACTTGATCCGCAACACTAGCTGCCATAGCTTGTCTACTATTTGACATGCTTCCATATACACCACTCATAACGCTCTTTAAGCCTGATAACTGATTCATAGAATTAGCCATCATGCGGCTCATATCACCCATTAATTGACTCATAGTCCCAGTAGTGCCAACCATAGTCGCAGCAATACCCTCACCAATCTCACCTAAGGTTTTCCTATTTAGTGGAAGTACTGCTTCTCTTCCTGCTTCTCCTGCACCTTGTAACATACCATTATTCATACCGAAAATCGTAGGCTTAGTAAAAATACCACCTTTTGCATTCCATTTCACACCGATGCCAGATGGATACGTAATGTCTTTTCCTAAAATGTTTTTGGTGCTAGTCTCTAAATTAAAGTGTGGCATCTCAGGCATTTCTGGTTTTGGAATCTTTAATTTTAAATCATTAAAGAATCCCTTAATTTTCCCAATAAATTCTTCTACTTTACCAACCGCATCTTTTATTGGATCGATAATAAAATGTTTAGCTGCTTCGAATTTTTCTTGAGCTGCACTTTTCACAGCATCAAATTTCTCTCGCGCTGAATTATACAAACTCTCAAATTTTTCTTTAGCTGAGTTATAAGCCTCTGTAGCTGGTTGAACTACATATTGCTTCACTAAATTCCAAGCTGAAAGTGTATAGGATTTTATTTTTTCCCAATTTCCTAATATCCAGTTTGCTAAATCTCCAAGTTTTTCTTTCGTTGTATTCCACAATTCTTGCACTGGCTGGATAACATACTGTTTTACCAGGTTCCATCCTGCCAACGTATAAGACTTAGCAAGCTCCCATTG